CCGGGTCATCGCCTTCGCGATCAGCGCCAGCACTTCCTCGCACTGGATCTGGACCTTCTGCGACTCGGGCGGGTAGCGGTCGCCGTCGTCGGCGCGCGGCTGGTAGGTGCGGGACAGGCCGTTCAGCGGCGACTGCTCGCCGGTGACGCCGAGGCCCTGGACGGCGATGGACACCGACCGCTGGGTGTCGGCGACGACGCCGCGCTCGATGGCCAGGATCTGGTGCAGCTTGGTCATGGTGCAGTCCTCTCGTGGCGGGATACGCCACGCTACCACCAGCGGACTGCAAGATACGAACGGGTTTAGCCCAGCTCGCCCCACGGGTCGGCCTTGCGCGACAGCAGCGCCGCGGCAGCGGCCGGGCCGAACATGCCCGGCTTGGCCGGCTCGGGCTTGCGCACCGGCAGGCCCCGGTTGTCGGTCCGGACGAACAGCCGCTTCAGGTCGTCGCCCTCGGCCATCGCCCGCACCTCGTCGAACTCGATCTCCTTGAACTCGGCTAGCGAGCGCAGGCCCGCCGTCGCGTCCTCGTAAGCGGGGGAGACCACCGGCGCGACGTCCACCGAGTCGTAGTCCATGATCCGGCGCAGCGGGTAGTTCGTGTCGTCGGTGACGCCCCACTCGTCGCCGCCGGCCGGCACCCGGAACGCGAACGAGGAGTGCCGCACGTCGCCCCGCTGCACCAGTTCGAGGATGTCGCCGCGGGACTGCGGCGGAAGCACATCGTAAAACACGCCGAGCCGGTCCACGGTCATGTTCAGCGTCCGGCCGCTGATCGTGCCCAGCAGCCAGTTCGGGTCGTGGTTCCACCGGCACACCGTGCCGGGGAAGCCTTCCATCTGGTTGCGCCGCGGGCCCTGCGGGTCGACCTCCTCGACGAAGCCGCCCAGGTTCCGGCTCCGGCGGTTGAACACGGTCGCGTAGCCGACGATGTGCTTGCCGTTGGCCTCCTCGCGCAGCTCCAGCCCGGCTCGCATGTCGTAGGCGGCGCGGGTGTGCTCGCCGAGGAACCGGCGCTCCACCTCGGGGGCGTTGGCCCCGTCTTCGAGGGCCCGGCCGTCGCTGCCGACGGTGACGCCGAACTTGCGGGCTGCCGCCATGATCTTCCCCTTGGCCTTCGCGCCGAACGGTGACTGGCTCATTCTCGCCAGCGCGTTGCGCGCGTGCGCGGCGTCGTGCACGGGGAAGTGCCGGAGCGACCTGGGGATCGTCTTGCCGCCAGAGTCCTTTTTCCCGCCCGGCTCGATGTAGGCGAAGGCATCGTCGGGCAGGTCATTTATAGAAGCGCTGGTGAGCTGGGCCATCACAAACCCCGTTCGCATATACTGAAGGCATGCCTGATCTGACATGCCTGCAGTGCGGCGGGGCAATCCCCGGCCCGCACTACCCGAGCCGACCGCGGAAGTTCTGCGGCAATGAGTGCAAGTTCGCCTACCAGAAGGAGCACCCGCCGCGCCCTCGCCAGCCACGTGTCACGCAGCCATGCGCCAACCCGGCGTGCGGTAACACCGTGACCTTCCTGCCCACCCAGCGAGGTGCGGGTCGCCCTGGCCGCGTCCATGTCAACGGCAAGTGGTACGACTACAGCGAGCGCGTCCACTGCTCGGTCGCCTGCAAGCACGCCGGCCAGCGCATCGTTATGACCGGCCGCAGGCCGAGCAGCGGCATCTACGCGGACACTTACTCGTTCAGGGCCTCGGTCAGGGCAGCGTTCATTGACCGCTGCTCGCTGTGCGGCTGGGCCAAGGCCCCCTGTGATCTCGCGCATATCGAGGCGCGTAACGGCGACCCTGGCAAGGACAGGCTGGAGAATGTGACGATGCTGTGCCCGAACCATCACCGGATGTTCGACAAGGGACTGATTCCGGTGGAACAGGTGCGCGCAGCCCGGGATACGGTCCTGCGCTGACGCCACCGGCATGTCCCGTCCTTATGCGGGTCATCCGGGTGGCTCAGTAGCCTGCTTTATGGTCCGCAGGGGGTCCGCCCGCCGGAACGGGTTTATTACCAGGCAGAGTACACTGCCGCGATCATCTTGCAGCCCCGACATGGCCGTTCGGTGACGCTTTCACGGGCTCCGGAACGGGCTGGGCGCGGCAGAATCCGAGCAGCCAGCCGGCCTGCTCCTCATCCATTGATGCCTCTGTGTAACTGCGGAACGATAGCCCGTGCCTGCGGGCGGCCATCCCCGCCTCGGCGAGGTAACCGCGCAGCCGCAGCGGATCCACCCCGCCGTCCCCCGCCCACTGCGCCGCCACGTCGGCAACCGACCGGACCGGGGCGGCCTTCGCCGCCGGGACCGCGGCCGGCCGGCGGACAGGCGGGGGGCCAGCCTGCCCGCCGGGCTTGGGCGCCGCCGGCGTGCCGTTCGGAGGGGTCGCAGCCGGCTTGCCCGGCTCACCGCCCGCGGCAGCGGGCGGCGGGGTTTCGGCGGTCTCGCTGCCCGGCGCTGCGGGCGTCGCGCCCGGCGGCACTTCCAGGATGGACATCTGGTCGGCCCAGATCTTCGGGATCGCCTTGCCCGACCGGGACACGTCCGCGGCCAGGGTCGCCGGGATGTCATCCTTGCCGGTGCCGCCTTTCAGCGGCTCCAGGTCGTCGAGGGCGCGCAGCTCGTCGATGTTCTTCAGCCCCATGCCCCGGTCGATCGCGAACACTTCGTGCCGGGTCTTCAGGTCCGTCTTCACCATCGCGTCCGCGTTGAACCGGCAGTACCGCTCACCCGGCAGCAGCCCGTAGAACGCGGATTCCAGCCGCACCAGCCACGGGCGCAGCGTGTCAGTAATGAAGGAAATCTGCTCGGACTCCACGTTGGAGTAGCGCAGCGAGCCCGCGCCGGACGCGCCGCCGACCCGGTAGGCGGGAACGCCGTAGACGGCGGCGATCTGGTTGGCGTTCATCTCCACGGCCTGGACGAACTGGGCCTCCTCCGGCGGCACCTGCACCGGCGTATAGTCCCAGTCTGCGCCGATGACCAGCGGCTGGTGACGCCGTTGCGCGGCGACGAGGCGCTGCTTGATTTCCGCGGAGTTGTCCTCGTCAACTTCCATGACCGTGTTCTTGAAGATGCCGGGCGGGTGGCCGCCGGCCTCGAACCAGTCGTTGCCGAACTTGTTGATGTTCAGGCCCTGGGACACGATCGTCACGAATGCGCGCATCGGGGAAATGCCGCGGACCCGGCCGGGGACGGTGAACGCCCTGATATGGAACACGTCGGCCTTCGGCACCAGCGCGCCGGCGTAGTAGTACTCGGCGCGCAGCGGGTTGGGGACGCCGTTTTCCACCGGCTCGTCGATCCACACCAGGTGCGGGCTCATCCACTCGATCACCGTGGGGAAGCCGAAGCCGTCCCGGGCCGCGATGTAGCCGAACGCGTTGCCTTCCAGCACCAGGCTGGTCATGCAGGTGAACACCCAGTCGTACAGGGTGCCGACAGGCGACGGGCCGGCGCCCATGGGACCGACCTGCGCGGAGGAACTGTTGAAGATCGTCGGGCCGGTCCACTTCATCGGCTCGCCCGAGCCGTCCGGGCGGAACACCTGGATCGGCAGCGACGCCACGCCGTCGGCGAGCAGCCGGGCCGCGGCGTAAAGCGGAGTGAGGCGCAGCGCGTGGTCGATGCCCATCCGCACCTGAGACGGGTGCGCGGGGCCGCCGGAGCCGAACGGAATGAGCGGGTTGTCCTCGATCCACGGGAAGCCGCCGATGGCCCTGGCCTGGGTGGTCAGCGAGTCAACCTGCTCGCGCAGTTCAGCCACTTCAGACTTGCGGCTGAACGGCCAGGCCACCAGGATCCTCCGGAACCGGGTGCCTTAGTGGCCTGCCTCGGATGCAGGGGGATCGGCCGCCGCTACCGACAGGCTACAGCCAAAGACCGGCCAGGTCAGAGCAAGCCATACGTGTCCGCGGCCATCATCGCGCAGTTCGCGATGTCCGCACTGTATTCGGCTACCGACTGGCGGTCGCCAAGGCGCATGGCGACCGCCAGCTTGATCATGTGCCAGTTGATCTCGGCCAGGTATTCCTTGGGCGGGCGCTTGCGCCAGTGGTCCCGGTCTCCTTTGTGCTCGTTAGCGGCCAGCTCGCGACGCATAACTTCAGCGAAAGCGGCCACGGGATCAGCTGACCGGCAACACTCCTCCTGCGGTACCGACATCCGCTGACGTGGCTCTGGCAGCCGCGACCAGAGTTCTGTCATGCCAGACCGTGCCCAGGGGCCACGAACACGCCGGCCATCCTGCCGGTCCGCGTGGCGCGCCGGCAGCCTTCCTTGCGCACGATCAGCCCGTCCCGCTTGGCGTCGGTGAACCGGGCCGAGCACGTCTGGTGCGGGATGCGGAGCGCCAGCTCGGCCTCCTCGCAGGTGGCCCCGTAGTCGCCGCGCCCCTTCACCCAGGCGACGATCGTGTTGATCTGGCCCTTGCGGGTTTTCGGCGTGACCGACTCGAACGCGGCCACCGACTCGGGATTGCCGCCGTGGTAGTTCGCCGTCGGGTCGGGTGCGTCCTCGACGTGAACGTAAACCGGGCCCGGCAGGTACTGCGGCCACTGCTCCCGGCACCTCGGGCAGTTCTCGCTGATGTTGGCCGTGAGGTGATTGTGCTGCGCCGGCGCGCGGCCGAACAGGTAGTCGATGCAGTCCCAGCAGTGGGTGATGTCCTC